AGTTCATAAATTCTTTATTACCCATTAAAGAAGTCATTGCTTGATTGTTTGGCATACCAAATGCTTGTAATTTTGCTTGAAGAAAAGCTCTGTCTTCATCTGTTAAATTTGGGTCTTGCATTTTTTGCATTATTTTAGTTATTGCTTCTTCTGTTACTTGTGCTGCAGTCATTTGCGGAGCACCCATGTCGGCACCACCACCATTGTTAAATCCTATTCTCCCACCGTTAGCTGCGTTTTGATATACTTCAACCATTTCTGCTGGTGAGTATTTTCTTAATCTATCTGATAGCATAAAATTTTGTCCTGCAGCTTTTGCTTGTTTTTCATTTAATAAGCTAAGACCTTTTGTATATTCTCGTAGATCCATTCCGGTTTGATCATTTACTTGTCCGTATGTGTTTGCGTCTTGTCCACCACCTTGATTTTTAGTAAACAAACCTGCTCCAAGACCACCGATTATTGGTACAATATTTCTACCTACTGAAGACATTACGTCTCCAAGTATAGAAGTGCCTGGTATTTCTTGTCCTTCTTTTTTATGACCTTTAGGATAAAACTTTCCACTGTCTCTTGGTTTATTTATTACGTCAAAAATATCTCCTATTCCTGTATTAATTATTCCACCACCCGTTCCCGGAACTCCTGGAACTTCAAAAGTATCTAAACCATATAAAGCTGCCGCTGCAGCAATCTTTGGATTATTTTTAATTGGATCCATAATGTTTTCTTGGAACCATGATCCTGCTCCATATTGTTTTCTTCCATCTAAACCCATGATACCACCATACGCTGCCATCTGTCTGTCAGGTAATACTGGTCCTGTAGGTTTAGGTTGAAAAGGATTAACTGGTTTTGTTGGATCGTTTGGTAATGGAGTGCCACCAGACATTTGTCCTTCGGCCATTGCTTGATCTAAAAATTGTTGTAGAGTCATAGGTTCCATACCTTGCTCCATCATGTCATCTACGTATTTTAAATATTCTTCTTCTAATTGAGCCATCATCATCTCTTGCATTTTTTGTGGAGATTTAGGACCCTCATCACCACTATATTTTATAGATGGTGCGTTAGTCTCTAGCTCTTCTGAAATTTGTATATCTTCTATTCCCATGGTTTGTTTACTTTACTTGGTTTTTGACCATAAATCAAGAGGAGGCATTATAACATTTACATCTTGTGCCATCTCTTCTGCTTTGTAACCCTTAGCTTCCCAGTCTTTTTTTTCCTTAAAAACCTCACCTGTTTTTTTGTGTCTGTAAGTTTCTTCTACTTTTGCCTGTAATACTTCCATTATGTTGTTACCTCTTTCTTAATGTTTAGATAGCTAATAGCTATATCAAACGAGTCTGTTGTGCTTGCTTGAACTGTAAAAGTTTTACCACCTTCTACTATTAGCGGTTGTGTTAATAATTCTGTTGTAACATTTGCTGTAAGTGCTGCAGATTTAATAGCTGTAATACTATTGTTTGTTACAGTCACACTTGGTGTACCTGCTGATGTAACTAATATTGATTTAACAACTATCGTTTCATTAACTGCAGGAATACCCACACCTAATGGTGTAAGTGCATTACCTGTTGTATTGTTATCTATACCTTTAAATTTATATTGGTTTACTACTGCCATTAATCTAAAAAGAAACTTCTAGCTTCTATCTCCTGTTTTAATTCTTCTTGAAATGTAGTATTTAATTTTTCTAACACCGCATCTAAATCTCTAACTAAAGACTGAGCTATGTCTTGCTCATACTCGTTACTTGCTCTGGTTAATGTTTGTACTATCTTAGCCATTATAAACTAGCAATGCCTCCTTTATAAAAAAAACTTGCTGTATCATCAGTAGCATAACCACCTAAATTTCCAGACATAGCAACAGCCCCACCACCTCCACCATTATTTGGAGTTTTTGTTTTCATAAATTTATCTACTTTATCAAAATCATCAGTAATTTGATCTTGTATTTCTCGATCTAATTTTTCTAAATTTTCTTTAGACATTTTATATGCGTTCTTATCTCTATATTTTTGTAATTGTTTTCCATAATCATTAGTTCCAAACATAGATACAACGTTCTGTCCACTTAACACAGAGTTATCCGTGTATTGTCTTAACCCACTACTGGGATTTTTTCCTATGTAACCTTTACCTGAAGCATAATCTATTTGACCTTGAAGTTCAGGATTATAATTTATTGAGCCAGGTCTTAATGGGTTTGTTAAATAAGCTAAACCCAAACCTCCAGCTATTAAAGGAACTCCCATTCCCATACTACTACCACCTGTTATAGCATTTACACTTTTATTAAAAATTCCTTTTTTAGCCATGTTTCCAAAATCTATATTTTGTCCACCCATACTAATTGCATATTTGGGGTTTCCTTGTTGTTCATCTATACCTAAAAGTTGCATAGCTTTTTCCATGCCATACTTCATAGCTAATGATTGTAATAAAGCTTCCATTATCGTCTTCCTCCAGTTTGTATATCTAACCTAAAGGTTCCTAATTTCCAACTGGTATCTACAGCTGTATTAGATATTGTAAGAGCTATCGCTCTACCTCTAGCACGTGTGTCTACTTTATCGGTTGTAGATGATACAGTAAAAGGTCCAAGTGATGAACTAGCTGCAGCGTCATTTGGATAATTTCTTAAATCTAATTGTACAAGGGCGTTTCCTTGTTGAGATATAAAGTCAGGTATAATTCTACTAACTCTCATAATGTTTTCACCATCACCTCTAAGGTCACCTAAATTTGTTGCAGCCCCTCTTACAACTTTTTGTGTAATGTCATAATCACCAGATGTAATATTAGCTGGAATAGCTGTTATTACTCCTAGTCTTACCTGGTTAACTCCTGTTTCGTGTTCATAATAATATGAAATTCCATCCGTGTTCCCAGTAACATCAAAAGATGTATCTGTACCTGCATCATATTGTGTTGCATGTGGTAATCCAAATACAGCAGAATCTTCCCATGTTGTTCTTGGAAACAAACTACTTGCGTTTGTAAACCAGATAGGTCGCTTAGCTGTTGAATCTAAATAACTATATGTAACTGATCTATTAACTACATTAGATGTTGACGTTGGATAAAACCACGTAATTTCACCAAATAAATTATTGATTCCTGCATATATAAATTGATTAGATGTAGTGTTAAGATCATCATAAACATAATCTTCTACTAAACAATCCATAGATTCTAGTTTACCGGTGTATCTAAAGAAACCATTGTCAGACATCCAGTAAGCAGCACCATCAACTTCAACAGCTGCATTTTGTCCTATCAGTCCACAGTTAGTTCCAACTTGCTCGTAAGCAAATGTAAACGGAGTTCCAACAAAACGCATAGTAAATAAAGATGTATCAGTCCAAATGTAAATTGCATTTCTACCAAGTTTAGCACCCATGATCCGTGATCCGGCGGCCAGTCTTTGTGTACCAGCACTGTTTTCAGCTGTAGGTGTGTAGTCATTTATATTTTCTTGAGAAGAAAATCTAATAAACATATCATCTTGTGTAGCCTTATCACCAATAGTTGTTTCTGTTCCAAAAAATACTAAGTGTCTGTCAGGTGTTGATACTAACATATCTCTTGAGGCTGTGGGTGCACCAGATATAATTGTTGCTCTAATAGCTGTTGCATTAGAAGCGTCAGAATCCCATTGAAAACATTCACCATTATGAATTAGTGCAATTAAAGTACTTCCTAAATTATCTAAAGACCATAAACCAGGATCTGTTATTGTATCTGTGTTAACTGCAGCAGAACCCCATCCAGTCCAACTAGATGTATTAGTCACAGTGTCTCCACTTGAGTGAGATGCGTTTGTAGTTCCTCGAACATTTCTAGTAATTCCTGTTAAATTATTTCCTACCACACCTGTGTAAGAAATTTCTTCTGTTCCAACCTGAATAAAATTTGTACCTGTAGTTGGAAATCCGGTTGTACTGGTTAACGTAACATTTGTTCCTGATCCACCTGTACCAAATGCATTAGCACTTAACGATCCATTTAAAGTTGTTGTTAATGATCCTATAATATCACCACCCCATAAAGATATACCCCAACCAAACGCACCAAGTTGCTCTGCTGGTCCTACGTGGTAGTATCTATAATAAGTTATCCCTCCTGAAGTAGATGCTCCACCTCCAGTTTCATTACTGGGCATTGTAATTGTAAAATTATTAACATCTATAATAGATGTAACCATAAATTTTTTATCACAGAAATCAGAAGCTCCAAAATTAGAACCAGTAATACTACTAAATGTAGTTGTATCTCCAAACAAAACAATATCTCCTGATTGAAAACCATTTGAATTAGCCGTTATGTTTACGGTAGCTGATCCGTTAGTTGTGCTAAAAGCACTTGAAATAGCTGTTCCTGATGGATTAACTAAAGGATGAATGTCATAATAAACACCGCCAGAATATGCATATAAAATTCTATTAGTTCCTATAGCTGCAAATTTAATAGATTCTTGATTTACAAAATGATGCAAACCTCTTACTGCACCGGTTAATTTAGCTTCACCTAATTGGCTCCACCCACCTATCTTTTCAGGTGTACCATATCTAAAACGTACATTCTCTCCATCTATCCACTGTGATTCAGCGCCGGTGGCTGTAACTTGTTTGTTGAATCCTGGTAAAAAACCTAATTTTTGTAGCATATAAAAACCTGTTGAAATAATTAATTTATGTTATATATTAGTTTTATAGAGAATGAAAGTATCAATATTATGGACCATTTAGAAGGAATTGTTGAGATAAAAAATTTAATATCTCATGATTTTATAAATAAAATTATACCTTTAATAAAACATCGGGCTAAAAAAAAACTGACTATAGGCAGTGGTTTAGATACAAATATAAGAAATGTCAAAGGATATTCCCTTACTTTCAATACACCTACCGATATATTTTATTGGAATTATATAAAAAATGAAATAGAAAAAATTTTTTTTCATTATAAAATAAAATTTCCTCAAATGAACAGTTCAAAAATTAATCAAATAGATTTATTAAAATATAGTCCTGGTGGTAAATATGAAATTCATACAGATCATTATACTACTACCAATAGAGCATTAAGTGTTATTATAAATTTAAATGATGAATATGAGGGAGGGGATTTAATTTTTACAGATCAAAAAGAAAAAGAAATTAAAAGGATGGTTTTAAAAAAAGGTTCAATTGTTTTTTTTCCGAGCACTTTTTTATACCCTCATGGAATACAACCAATTACTAAAGGAAATAGATATAGTATCGTTGCATGGCTACAATAAATTATAAAATAATTAAAGATTTTTTTTCTAAAGAAGAGTTAAATGTTCTTCAAAAATATTGTTATAATCGAATAGATTTTAATAAAGACTATCAAGTTGATCCTCAATCTTTTTCACCAGCATGGTACAACGACCCTTTAATGATTGCTTTATTAGATACTAAATTACCTGTCGTAGAAAAAAATTCAAATTTAAAATTATTTCCAACTTATGCTTATTGGAGATACTACGTGTTTGGTGCTTATTTAAAACAACACACAGATAGACCTTCTTGTGAAATATCTGTAACTGTTTGTATAAAAAAATATGATAACTGGCCTTTAATTATTGAAAAACAAATTATTGAATTAAAAGAAGGAGAGGCGCTTCTTTATGCAGGATGTGATCAAAAACACGGTAGACCTGGAATATACAAAGGAAACGGAATGGCTCAATTGTTTTTACATTATGTAAATCAAAACGGTCCATATAAAAAACATGCTTACGATCAAGTAAGTAAAAATAAATAAAATTGGAGAAAATAATGGAAGATAAAAAAATAATAGAAAAGACAGTAAGTATAGAAAATTTTATAGGTGTATACGATAATTACATTACTGAACAAGAATGCAATAGAGCTATTGAAGTTTTTGAACAACAAGCTAAATTAAGAAACACTCTCAATAGACAATCGTTTGAACAAGTACCTGTTAGTATAAAACAAGACCAACAATTTTTTGCTAATGGACGAAACATTGAAATATGGCATGACGAATTAAAAGTTTTAATGGCAAATTTTAATATGGCTTTTAAACATTATGAAGAAACTACAGGAGTGGGTTCGTATTTAGGTTCAGACTTACACTATACGTCTTTAAAAATACAAAAAACTTTACCTACGGAAGGTTATCATGTGTGGCATGTAGAACATGGTAAAGGTTATGAAAACGAAGCTAGAGCTTTAGTTTATTCTATATATTTAAATGATGTAGAAGATGGCGGAGAAACTGAATTTTTAAATTTTTCAAAAAGAGTTAAACCTAAAAAAGGTAGAATTGTTATTTGGCCAGCTGGTTTTCCCTATGTACATAGAGGAAACCCACCTTTATCGGGTGAAAAATATATTTTAACTTCTTGGATAATGTTGAGATAAAAAATAATATTACGAAGAATATGAAGTAAGTCTTGGACCTTTTACAGATTCATCTCTTGAATCGTTATCCCACTTAGATTGTAGGGTAGCTAAATGTGTTGAATCCCACTTGTCTATAAAATCTTGAATATCTCCAATATCTGCATCTGCGAAAGAAGAGTGTGGTGTCTCATCTCTATATTCTATTTCATCCGAAGTAATAGATGTTCCATGTTGAATAGCCCAGATATTTGCATATTTAGATTGAGACCAAAAAGAATCATCAGATATAACATATGGAGTTCCTGCTGCATCACCTGTTTGTTTAACAATTCTTTTATCATCCATTATTACTGTCCAATTTGCGTTTGTTGCCATATTTTCTCCTAAGTTTTTATAATATAAATTAATGCTAAGTACGGTTGAAGTACAGAAGTTGCTGAACCACTAAATGTAGCACTCATGTTGTGAGAGTGACCAGAACCAGAACCTGCGTTAGATGTTCCGGGGTCTTGTGTACCCGGGTTTTGTAACGAACTCTGTATGTTAGTATTGTGGTTTGGGTGAGGACTATTAGCTACAATTCTATATGCTAATGTGTGATCATGAGAAGCAAGTTGAGCTTCAGTTAAAGAAGCATTTGCTGTTGATCCACCTACGTTTCCAGAAGCAGCTACTGTATCTGCTCCACCCGTTGAAGCTAAAGCTTTATTTGGAGATTTTCCAACTGGGACATTATTTGCTAAATTAGGTAAGTTAAAAGTTGATGAACCATCTCCAGCTCCATAAGTAGCAGCTATGACTCCAAATAGAGTTGCATAAGTTGATCTTGAAACTGCTGCACCATCACACTCTAAAAAACCTGTTGGTACTGATGATGTTGACCAAGGAAGAATTGTACCTGTGGCTGTACCTTCTATACCGGTAAGGTCTGATCCATTAAAATTATATTTAGTTGCTTCGTAATTTGCCATAATATTATTTCTCCGTATATGTCCAACCTACGTTTGCACCAGAGTAAACTAATCCAAACGCTGCACCCTCAGTATTAACTACTAAGTCTGCTGTTGCATTTGCTATTTTAGAGCTATTTCTTCCAACAGTCAATGCGTTGGTATCGAAAGTGTATCTTGAATCTACAAAATTTACTTGAGCACCTACGGCAGGTGATGCGGGAAGAGTTATTGTAACTGCCCCTGCACTTGTATCTACAAAAATTCTATCTTGATCTAGTGCTGTATATGATCCTGTTTTAGTAAGCCAGTCATTGGGTGCGTAATTAGAAGTACCAAAAGGCATTTCAAAAACACCAGTGTTTGTTGCAACACCATCAAGGTAAATAAGTTTATAACCTTTGTCATCTGTTGCAAAAGTAACTGTTGCACCTGAACCAGACACAGCTTTTAATTGTAATGTTTCTGCACCAGTAGTTCCGTTTTTAATAATGTAAAAATTTTCTGTAAGAAGAGGAAATGTTAAAATTCTTGATCCTGTAAGAGCACCTGTAAATTCTATAACTCTGTGTTGAGCAGTACCTGTTAAAGCACCATCCGCTATTGTTAAAGCTGTGGTTCCAGATCCAGCAACAGCTAAACTTAAAACTCCACCTGTAAGTTGTTCTACAAGATTTAAATTAGCATTAGTTTTTGTTCCCCAAGTACCAGCATTTTCGCCGGTTGCCATTAGCTCTATGCCAAGATCTGTGAATGTTGATGCCATAATTTTGTTCTCCTGATTGTTTTATTTATATTGTTTATTTAGTTCTAAGTCAAACATAATTATGCTGTTTCCGTAGTGTATCCTGTTGTATTTTTTGGTGTCTTAGTACTATAACCCGTACTATTTTTAGGAGCCTCTGTACTATAACCTGTACTATCTTTAGGTGTTAGTTTTCCATAATACTTAAGAATTAATCCTGCAGCATTGAGACTAGATGTTGTTTGTAGTCCTGTTAACCCTATAGCATCTGCAGGTGTAATAGAACCTGTTGAAGATGTTGTACTTAATCCAGTTAATCCCACAGTCATTGCTGTAGGAGATATTGAACCTACGGCTGAAGTAGTACTAACACCTGTTGGAATTATAATAGGTGAAGATGTAATCCCTATTTCACCTACAGAAGAATTTGTTCCTAATCCTGTAAGTCCTACAACATCTGCTGGAGATATACTTCCTACACTGGATGTTGTACTTAATCCAGTAAGTCCCATAACATCTGTTGGAGATATACTTCCTACACTAGATGTTGTACTAAGACCTGTTGGAATAACTACACAGTCTACAACTATACTTAAAGAACCAAGACTAGAAGTAGAACTTAATCCTGTTGGAGATACTACAGATGTTAAATCTAAAATAGGTGCACCAACACTAGAAGTTGCACTTACACCAGCTGGTTGTTCTAATTTATTAAATGAATCTCCATAAGGTTCTTCACCCCAACCATTTCTACCCCAACCTACTAAAGTACCTGCGTTATCAAAAGTCCCAAGTTCTGTTTGTCCTTGTTGACCTGTCGGAATTACAATTGATTCTAAAGCTAGTGTAAGAGAGCCAAGTTCTGTTTCTGCTTCAACTCCTGTTGGTATAACAGTTACAGTATCAAAAGCAGTGACACTTCCAACTGCAGTTGTTGCTTGTTGACCTGTTGGTTGTACAGTGTACTCTACACCCCAACCAGAATTACCCCATTCTTGTCTGCCCCAACCTTCTTCGTTGAAAGATTCTACAGAACCTATTGATGATGTTGTTGATAAACCTGTTAAAGAAACTGTAAGAGTATTAGATGCCCAAGAATTTTCATTCCATGCTACTGAAGGATCATCGCCACCCCAAATAGATGCCATAAGGATTACCTCCCTATGCTATACGAAGGATTGCGTTTGATGCATCTGCTGCTGGAAATTGAATTGTAAAAGTTCCACTGGATACAGTTTTGTCTCCACCAAATGCGATTGCACAAACTGATGGATCACCAGTTGCTGTTTCATTAAATATTAAACAACCGTTAGCTGTAAAAGAAGCTGATGTAAAAGATACATCTGCAAAATCACAACATGCAGTATCACTATCTAGAGCAGGTGTTGTGTTTGTAAGCGCTATCCCTTTAGTAGTGTAACCATTTCCGTTAGCTACTTCGTTAGATGATGTATACGCTGTTGTTGATTTATTTAATGTAGCACTACTTGTGTACAATGCTAGTTTAAATTCATTGCCACCATTTGTAAAATTGTGGATTGCTCTTAAAACTTCTGTTTTGAAAGTGTTACATACTGCTGATGTTATTGCCATAAAAAATCTCCTAATTATTGAGGCGCTGACTCGATTGGTATTCTTACTGTTCCATCCGTGTAATCGTCTCGTCTTCTTCTTCCAAGTTGCATCGCTGCAAACTTTTGTAGTTCAGTTTTATATCTATTTTCATATAGTGTCAACATATCTGTTGGACCTTTTAAAAACATAAATGCCTCTACTAAACATGCATATAATAGACCTTGTGGAAAGTAATTACTTAGATATGTTTCAGCAGTACCATCACCACCAGACCCTAGTCCCTCAGGTTGAGCGTTATAATGAATAATATATTTGTAATTAGCATCAGGTGTAGGCGCTACATATATAGCTCCCGATGTAGCTGTTGAAGCTCCTGTTGTTGCACCACCAAACATAGAGTAATATTTAGGAAGTCCTGTAACATCTTGAGCTGCTGCTCCGCCTGCTGTTCCTGTTAGATTACCAACATACTCTGACATAAAAGTTTGATCACGTTTTTCTAACCATACTCCTTGGCCATTAGTATTTGCTGTTGATTCAAATACTTCTATACCTCTAACAAACAAAGATTTAATAGGCATTGTAATAGTATTAAAATCAGTTGCAAATTGTGCTTCTGCTTGAACTCTATCTGAGTCCATAGGAAGGTCTAAATTAATCCTGTTTTGTGCAGCCATAATAAAACCATCTACGATAGTTTCTGTAAATACATTAGCGTCTACTTCACTATAATCTCTTATAGCTGTAACTAATGTTGAATATGTATAATTAGATAATCCTGCCATAACTAAGCTCTATCATTTAACGGTCCAATTGTACATTGAAAACCGCCCCCTGTTTCTGTGCTTGTAGCATTTGATATTAAAGAAAAAGTTAAATTATTAAATACTACAGCTGTTTGTCCAACTGGACCCACTATTATTGTAGTGGGAACTGCTGTTGCAAGATAACATCCAAAAACGTTAGCTCCTATAGGGTGCGTTCCTGCTGTTGTAGCCGGAGGTGTTAAACCTCTATAAGGTGCACTTGTTCCTCTAGTGCAACCTGTAAAATTTTCTCCAGCTCTTCCAGTATATTGTATAACTTCATTTTCATATTTACCTGTAACTGCATTTACTTTTTCAATCATAAGAAAACCAGTTGTTGGAAAATGTGTTCCTGTCTGTACAGTAATTGTTCCGTCAGTAGCTGTAGCAGCTGTATCTAAAGTTGTAGATAATTCTAATGCAGGACCTGCAGCACCGGTAACAATAGGTACTCCTCCTACT